CGTCTGTCTTCAGGCTCTGGGCGATTGACTGCTGCGTCTCACGCCACGCCTGAAGGTTTGCGACAGGCTCCTCCAGCCGCCAGTAGCAGTGGCCGCGAACGAATGGCACTGTGCCTGTCTTGACTGACATCGTGAACTGCGGGCCTGCAAAGCTCAAGATATTCTTCATGGCTCCGTCGGTGTCGGCATCAGCAAAGCAGTAGAACGCCGCGAGGATGTCTTTGTCGTGCGCTCCGAAGCCAGCCCTGATGTCCGCGTTGCCATCGACAGGGTTGACGCACATGTAGACGTTGCGTTTTGCGTCGTTCATGGCTCTGGCGTGATCCGCCGCCAAGTCCAGCATGTCGAGACCGAAGCGGGCTATGTTAGCGCTGCCGTGCTCTGACAGCGCCCTGATCTCAACCACTGGCTTGCCATCAAGCTCTGACCAGCCATCGGTGATCTGCTCAATAAACTCCGCGATTGTGTCCTGCTGCGCTTTTAGCTCTGGCATCATGTCATCTCCTCCACCATCTGTATTCTCTCGCCGATCCAGCGCATCACCGGGACAGCCATGCTGTTGCCCATTGCCTTGTATCGCGGGCCATCTGGGCAGTCTTCCGCTACCTTATTTCGCCATGCTATCTGCGTGTAATTGTCTGGGAAGCCTTGTAGGCGCTCGCACTCTGTCGGTGTTAAGTGTCTAATCCCGCCACATTCCTCAATGACATAACCTTCTTCTTCTCTGAGGCTTCCCGGCCCTCTGCGCGTGAGGCAAGGAAATACCCACCCAGAAACCTCCCCCGCTTCTCTGCTCGGCGCAGGATGCCCTGACAGGCTTTCGCGCTCAAAAAGAACCGCTGCGGCACGTCGCCAGTCTCCAAGGTATCCGACAACGAACACACGGCGGCGTCGCTGGGCCACTCCGAAGTATTGAGCGTCCAGCACTCGGTAGGCGAACCCATACCCGATTTGCCCCAGCGCTGCGAGGAAGGTTCCAAAGTCCCGTCCTCGGTTGGATGACAATACGCCGGGGACGTTCTCCCAAACCAGCCATCTGGGCTGATAGCGTTCAGCAATGGCAAGATAGGTGAGCATGAGGTTTCCTCGTGGGTCATCAAGTCCTTTGCGAAGTCCTGCGACACTGAACGATTGGCATGGGGTTCCTCCAACGAGAAGGTCGATTGGGTCATTGGGCCACTCCTTAAATTCTGTCATGTCGCCAAGGTTCGGCGTGTTTGGATAATGATGCTCCAGAACTGCGCTGGGAAACTTTTCTATTTCGCTAAACCACTGCGGCTCCCATCCAAGCGGATGCCAAGCTGCTGTCGCAGCTTCAACGCCGCTACATACTGAACCATACTTCATGTCGCCACCTTCTTGATGTATTCCTCAACATCAACCTGCTGGTCGCCTGTCTTCAGGTCTGCGATATACTTGTCCAGATCGGCCTTGCGCCAACGGGTCGCTCCGCCGATCTTGACTGGCTGCGGGAATTTGTCGATGCTGCCGACCCAGCGCCACACGGTATTGCGTGACACCGACATCATCTCGGCGACTTCTACGTCAGAGAGTAGCATTTGTTTCTCCTAATTGGTTTAGGGCAACATAGGGCCACATGAGGCTGCATGTCAACGGAATACAAGGTGAGTGATGATCTCGGATGAGCTTGGCTCACAGACCCGCCTCCCCCAGCATGATCTCAATGCAATATGCTGCAATGGGGTTGAGCGGGCGCTCGCCCTGCTCCCAACGGCGGATCGTGCGTGCGCCGTGCTCCCCCATGCCCCACTCGTCCGCAAGTGCTTGCTGGCTGTAGCAGAGCGCTCTGCGTGCGTCCTTGAATTGTGTCGGTGTCATTGGTGTGTCTCCTTATTGAAAGCTGGATGCGTACATCTCAGAAACTTTGTCGGCGATGTCTTTACGCTTAGTGCTAGACAGCGTTACACCAGTGGCCATTGCGTAATTTATGTTATTTGTTTGGCTGCCGTACTGTGCAAAACCATTTTCAATTTTAAAAATGTAGCCAACATATTCTGCGCCGACCTTGCGGATAAAGCCGACTGGCGTGTAGCTTTTGCTGTTGGTCATTGCGATAATGCCGTCGCGTCCAAATGATACTTTCTTTTGCATTTTCGTTCTCCTGATTGGCGGGCTTCATTGCCCTATGAGTTATATATAGGGCCAGTGGCCCTGCATGTAAACCCCCAATGCCAAATAAATTTAAAAAAATTCTTTCTGGCATTCGGGCAGCAAAAAGCCCCACCATTTCTGGCGGGGCTTCCACTCAACTTGATTAAAATCCGCTTTAGAACTCAGCGTCAGTAATGACTGCCGCCGCTGGTGCGGCTGCTGGTGCTGCCACAGGCGCTGGTGTTGGCTCTGTCGCAATGCCAGCCGCAACGCCATCCTTCAGGCAGTCAGGGCGATCAACCCACTTGACGATTTCGAGGATTGGCACGACTGTTGAGCCCTTAGTGAACTGCACGAACTTGGCCTCTTGCAGACGGACCATTGGCAAGCTCTTGGCGTCTGGGCGCTGACCCAGTAGGGGCGCGAGTGCCTCCAGAGACTGCCACGCAGACGCGCCTGCTTGCTCCCATGTGGCGACAGCGCCGCCACCTGTGGCGCACGGCACGCTGAAGCCCTTCTTCCAATCGTCGCCCGGCTTCCCCATCATCTGTGAGACGCTCTCGTTCCACTTCCATGACGGAGCCACGCCCACAGCGCCCTCGCTGTGCTGCCAGCCTGTCTTCAGTGCGTCGATGTCCATGACGAAGCCAGTGCTGGCATCATATGGGGTTTTATTGCCGCCGTCGCGGACGTAGAAGCTGCGCGCTGGGACAGTGCCATCGCGTGTGCCGATTGCTGACCATGCGAGGAATGGGCCTGCTGCGCCTGTGGAGCCTAGATCAAGATTAAACATTTTTGTCGCCTTTCATTGCTGACAGTTTGTCGTGTTGCGTATGGTCAGAAGCCATACATTTCTTCGCGGAGTGCCTCGGAGCCTGACCAGTAGAACGTATTCGGGTTCACTGGCACGATGGCCCTTGCGGTCTCCGCATCGCACGCTGAGAGGAATTTCTCAAGCCGCGCAATCTTGTGTTTAGCGTTAGCCAAAATTTCGTTCACGTCGCCATCTTCCAGCATCAGCGACTTGGCCTTGCTGACATAGAGGAACTTGACGCCGTAGTTGCCCATCGCCTTCTGATAGATGGCGCGCTGCAACTGGTGCTCTGCCGACATCACCTGCGTGATGCGGTTTGTGGTCTTGAGGTCGATGACCATGCCGCTCTCTGGGAAGACCAGATCAAGGTAGCCGATCACAGGGACTTCCCAGCCTTCGCCTTTTGCTGTGATGCTGATCTTGTGCTGGCTGCCGTCCTCTGGAAACTCTGGCTTGCCATAGTCCTTCAGCGCCTCAACAGCGTTGGCGACCATAGGGGCGATCACATCGCGCTCCTTGGTGGTCTTCTCGTCTCCGATGATGAAGCGCTTATCAAACTTGTCCAAGGCGCTCTGTGTGGCCTCCTCGACGCTCTGTGAGCCTGTCAGGGCCGCCACAACTGCATCCTCAGAGCATATGCCCCGCCAAGCCGCTGGCCCCATCGGCGTGCGCTTCTTAAAGAGGTATGACATGACCCACACGTCGGGCGCGTTTGACCAGAGGTTGATGCTGCTGGCAGAGAGGTGATCAATGCCGTGCTTTTCAAATCCATTCACTCTACCAACTCCACATTTTCTTCATCGATCACTTCGTGGACCATACTGATGATCTCGCCTAGTTCTTCAGCCGTTCCGAAGCCTTTGCAGTATGCCTTCATAACGTGAGGCCAAAAGTTTACTTCAAAGCCGTTTATCTCAGCCTGAACGTGCCACGGCGCTTTATCGTGATTAGGGAAATAAAGATCATCCCTGATGTCTGTCGCGTTGATGATCGTTTCAAAATCTTGGAGATTGTTGTCGTGCTCAAAGCACCGATTAAAGGCGTCTCTGTAATTATATCGCATTATGTCACTCCTCCTCAGCGGATGCCTTCATCGCGTTCTCGCAAATACCGCGTATGCTTCTCAATCGCCTCGGCTATTGAGAACAGTCCCTGCGCTATCCCAATAAATGCGTTCCCTCTTCCTTCGTCCATCTCCGCAATGGATCGGATAGCATCGGCAATATTGTCCCCCCGACATGTTAGGGCGGTTTCAAGCTCATTAAACTGGACCTGGTCTAGCTTTATCTCAACTTCAGTCATCACATTACTTCCTTTCCATATAGGGCGATCAGTGTCGCCTCCGCGCGGCCATCGTCTTTGACGCGCTTGAATTGATCTGCGTATTTAGGGAAGCGCTGCATCGCCAGCCCACGGCTCACACCCTTGTCTCTTGTCAGGCCGAAGTGCTTCTTCCACTTCTGCGGCGTGACGAGATACATCGGCGTCTCATTGGCGGCCAGCGCCATCTGCAATGCGCCGAACTGCTCGCCAAAACGAAACATTGACGACACGCCTTGGCCACGCATGGCTCCGACCTGCTCCATGAATGCAACACGCGCCTCATCGCCCTCTGGCTGCAATATCTCCAAGATGCCGTGCATATTGAGGACAGTCTTGCCCTTCGCGCTCGGCATCGTCGGCATATCGTAAACCTCAATGTCGTTTGTCTTTGGCCAGTAGAGCGTGATTGCGCCCGTGTAGCCTGGGTCAATTCCGTATATCAGCATCAGTCCGCTCTCGGCTGCTCTGTGTGGATGCCTTTAGACGCAGCGTCCTTCAGGGCGCAGTGACGCAAGTATGTGGACAGCGCCATGCCTGATTTGCCGGCGGCATACATCAGAGCTTCGTGCTGCGCCTCCGTCAATAAAACCCGACTTTCCTTCTTCATGCTCGTTCTCCTGTAATGATGCTCCAGACCATATAGGATAAAAAATGCAGGTCAAGTCCTATAAAGTTGTTGACGGTGATTATTTTCACATGCTAGGAATGTGCATCGAACGAAATTAACCAAGGAGCAAAATAATGAGCACAGGGGACAATATGATCCGCAAGCGCAGGGCGAACGAGTTTCGCATCTGGCGTGCAGGACAGTCAGTCGGCTGGGACTGCACAGCCAAGGAGCTTGCGGCTGAGCTCGATCTGCATGTCGATACCATCCGCAAGATATGCAGGCAAAGGGGCTGGGCGTTGGCGGATGGCCATCACTATGGCTCTGTCCGCGAAAAGCGTGAAGTCGACTACTACTTTGAAGAATAACCAACCCAAGGAGAACGAACATGCAAACAATCCTCATCACAAATTATCACCCAGACGGCTTCGCCTTCGCTTTGACTGAAGCAGGCGAGCAGATTTTCATCCCGCCATACGCCATTGACGGAGCCGAGCTTCAGCGTGGCAAGCGCTATCAGGCCGTGCTCGTGGACAATCACAAAGAGCACCAGCGCGAGCGCACGCCCTACATGGCTGTCAGCGTATTGGTCACTGAGCACGTTTTGAAGCCAGAGCCACCCGAGGCCGCTACATCCGCTACATCCGCTACACAAGCGGAGGACATCAGCATCGAAGATCGTGACGAGGCTATCTTCAACCTGATCTGCGAAAGCGAATATATGACATCGGCAGAGCTTGCCGAGCACAGTGGCCTTGATAGCAAGACGGCAAGCAACAGCGCCAATCGCCTGTATATCGCAGGCCGCATCGCCAAGGCAGACGTCTACAATCGTGTCGGCCAAGCTCGCGCCAGCCTCACGCTGTGGGCCGAGAACGCCAACAAGTTCGTGGAGTAATGTCATGGAGAAGGAACGCAAAACCATTCTGGCCCGCCTGCGCCGCAAGATCGACATCATCAGGCTGGACCAAAAGCAGCGTGGAGGCGACTTCGGTGGCCACGCATCAGAGTGCCTGACACTTCTGGATATTCTGGACCGTATGGAAGAGGGAGAGAGCAAATGATTACCGCCGCAGCCTGCCTTGCAATGGCAATCTACCACGAAGGTCGCTCTGAGCCAGTGGATGCTCAGATGGCCATTGCAGAGGTTATCGTCAATCGGACGCAACATCCTGACTTCCCCAGCACCGTCTGCGGTGTGGTCAAGGAGCACCGCTCGCCAGTGTCTCGCCCGTGGGCCTGCCAGTTCAGCTTTTACTGTGACGGCAAGTCAGACAGGCCGACAGACGCTAAGGCGTGGGCAGCGGCTCAGGCAGTGGCCAAAGAGGCTCTCTCAGGCGCAACTCTGGGCATTGGGGCAACCCACTACCACACGAAGGCAGTCAAGCCTGTCTGGCGGCACGATCTGACGCCCGTTGGCGCTATTGGAGAGCATATCTTTTACACGGACGGCAAGTGCCTGCTGGCGCTCGGCTGCTCACTGCGCCCTGTGGCGCGTCCAGAAGGAGATAAGGGATGACCAAACAAGAAGAACTCAAAGACTGCATTGCATCATTGCGCAAGGAGCGTGACGAGATGGAAATGCGCTATCAGGGCGTGCGTCCATCATATGTCAGCACCGATCTGGCGGTATTGGAGGAGCGTATCGAGCGTTACAAGGCCAAGCTGGCCGAGATGGAGGGAGAAGCGGAATGACTGAAATTTCACTTGAGCTTATTCCTGGTGCTTTACATGGCGCTGGAGCGGTAGCGTTTTATTTTGCAGCGATTGATGTAGTAAAAGAAAGAAGGGGTCGCGCGGTAGTTAAGGACAAGTTGATAATAGCCTTTGTCAGTCCGCTCTGGCCCTGCCTGATCCTCTATCAACTGTTCTACCGCCTGCTTGCAACGATTATTAAGGAAGGAGACAAGACATGAGTGACCCACTACCAAACCTGACACGCAGAGAGCGCATTGCGCTTTGGTTTATCATCCTCGCCTTGGATACTGTCGGCGCATACCGATTTAAGCACGAGTGGAAAGAGCTTAGTGAAGACTTGAGAAAGGAGCTTCGTGATGGATGACCGTAAATTTACACCGCCAACAGAGTTCCCCGCTGAGTATGTCGATAGTAATGGTGACAAGGCCGTGATCTTGGGGCGAGGGCCACACAAAGTGTTTCCGTTTATTGGCCATAACGCTGCTGGATATGCTCGATATTGGACTGAGAAGGGGACTTTCTCCAGTTTAGGTATAAACGGATTCGACCTCCACGACATCCCCAAGCGCATCACAAGGTGGCACAATGTTTACGATGGTTGGGTTGGCCACCAGTTCTTCACTCGAAGTCACGCAGACGAGCATTACGATGCTTGCAAGGCGTTTAAACCACGCCCTCGCCTCTGCGTCTACCGCATTGAACGTAACGAGGATGGCAGCAACCCTGAGATATTCGTGGAGGAAGTTTAATGGCACAAAAAGTAGTAGACGCAGACATGATTGAGACGATCCGCAGGGGAGCCAAGGCTGGCCTCACGGCAAACCAGATCGCCGCCACGCTTGATGTGGTCGTCACCACGGTGCGCCGTCACGCCTACAAGCACGGCATAGCGCTGGCAAAGGCTCAGCTCGAAAACAGCCCCGCCATCAGAGACAAGCAGATCAAGCAGCTCAACTTGGCGGCGGCGGCACGCAAGAAGGCCGAGAAGAAGCGGCTCATGCAGGTTGCGCAAGACTTGGCAAAAATCTCGAACCCGCAGGAGCGCAAGGAGGCGCTATATGGCCAAGCTCTGATGGCATTTGAGCTGAAGCAGGCCGCAGAGGGACGCAGAGACAAGCTGCCCTGCCACGCGCCGTCACCCGAGGCACTGAAGCAGCGCAGGCGCAGAGATATAAAGAACTACAAGCCGCTGGAGATCGCAGGCATTACATTCGCCTCACGCACCTGCGCTGCTGAAGCTCTTGGCGTCAGTCGCGGGGAATTTTCTGCTATGATTTCTGACAAAGCCACTCCGTTCCGCCGTCAGAAGCTCGCGCGGATGCTGGGCGAGTATAAGCGTAAGGTGGCGGCAGGCTAGTCGCCAGAGGCGACAACCGTCAAAACCTCGCCCCGATCTCGGTGCAGAGTAACGGCGCGAATTTCAGACTTCCCTGAATATGCCCCATTGAACGAATAAGCGTCCTTTGGGGCAACCGCTCTAAGCTGCTGCCACAACATGCCACCGATCTCGCTGCTCTTCAGGTGATGTAGGTGGCCCGTCCACAGGAACCTGTGCTTAGTCTTGCCCCACTCCTCACTGTGCCGATCCGCAATGGCCATAATCAGTCGCTCTGGCTTTGACTTGTCGCCGTGATGGCTGGCCAAGAGGCACTGGCCGAAGCGCATAATGAAGAAGTCACTGGGGTCTAGCTGAACATCAATGCGAGGCTCGTTTCGGTAATATGCGTGAACGGCAAAGAGCGTGATCATGTAGCTCGTCGGGTTGTGATTGCCCGCAAGTATCCTGACGATAACCTTCTCGTGCTTTGCGAGCGCCATGTCACAGCAATGCACAAGCGTCTTGATGCTGGCATCAGCCGTTCTGAAGTGACGCGTTGCAACATCAAGCTGATGCTTGCTCTGAGGCGTGCGATTGTCTTGGCTGTCTGCGTGGTGCAGGTCGCCAACATCCAGAATAACCGCAGTGCTTGACGATGGAGACGCGTCAATGGCGGACTTCATCCAGCGCTTGACGCGGGCTTCCGCGATGTCGGTGTCATAGTCCTCGCCAACCTCCTCTCCCCACGCATACATGCCCATATGGACATCCGCTATGGGGTAGATGGTCAACAGGTCATCATCGCAATGAGGCGGCTCTTCTGCGGCCTCTATGGGGCGCATGTCGGCCAAGCTGGCCTTGATGCTCTCCGCAAGGTCTTCAATGCTGTTCCCGCCGCCGTCCTTTGGCATTTGAAAATACAGGGAAGCGCCTTCGCTCTTGATCCAGCCTGAGTGCAGTGGCCCAGCGTCCTGCATTCCGACAGAGCTCATGGCCCCTTGGATAGCACCGTCTGCCTCTGCGTGCTTGCGTGCGCCCTTCAGACGGTTTCGCAGTGCGTTTTCAGCAATGCCAAGCTGCTTCGCAATAGCTCGGCCCGACATCCCTGCGAGATGTAACTCCCACGCTTCTCTTTGCTTGGGGGTCATTGGCACAATCTCTCGTGTGTTTCGTTGTAGATTACAATGTCAGTAAGCAGCTTGCGGTCATGCTCAATAAGCCACTCCGCTGTCTTCATGCTGTCAAAGTATAGCGGGGAGGCTATATCGCAGTAACTATTCGCCTCGACCTTCACGCACCCAGCGAGAGGCACGATCAGCAAGGCCGCTGTCGTCCAGAACTTCAATCTCATCTTCGATCTCCTTGGCAGCACGCATTGCGTCAATGCGCTTTTCAGCCTGATCTGCCTGCATCTTGAGCAGGGCTTTGCTTACGGCATCATGCCGCAGCTTCAAGAGCGCAGCGATAAAGACCGCTACGCCAATGGCATATAGCTTCAGGCGTGCCATGGCGAACATCAGGTTGGCTCTCCCCACGCAACGCACTTGGCGTCCTGCACGATCATATTCGGGTAATTCTCTTCGATCATCAGCCAGCCGAAGGGGATGCCGCCCATGCACTCGTCCAGCGTTCTTGTCGCTGGCCCTGCCACGCCGATACACTGGCCATCAAGAGAGCACGCAAGTAGGATCGCAGTGAACATCAGTTTACCTCCAGCCAGCAGCCCATGCCTTGAGCCGCTCCTTCAGGATATACATTGCCAGCAGTGCTATCACAACACACCCAGCCATAGCAATGATCTGGGCCGTTCCGTTGAGCGCCTGAAACGCCGCTACAGCGCCACCCACTGCCGATGCACCCTGCACTACGCTGGCTTGCACGGTCTTGCTCTGTGTGGCGCTTGTGCGGGCCGTGGCGGGCTTCTCAGCAACAACAGGCGTGAGGAACAGATCAACCTCGGCCTCACGGCGGTTGATCAAGCCCTTCACGACCTTGCCACCAGCCTTGCGCCACATGCGAATAGATGTTGGAACACGATCTTTATTGCCAGCATTGAAATGCCGCAGCGCAGAAGACTTGCGGAACGCAGTCGGGCCAATGTTATACGCCAGTGAAGTGAACGCACCAAGCTCATTCTCATTGATCGGTGCAGTGATTGCGGGTGTAATCTCCGCGAGGAACTTCTCGATGGTCTTCTCGAGATACCAGTCAGCTTCGGCCTGCGTGATTTTGGTGTCGGGGCCAACCTCAATGAAGCCAGCGTTGGTCGTCAAACCGTAACCAACAGTCCAGACGCCAGCCGAGCACTTGTAAGCCTTGAGCTTGCAGCCTTCCCAGCGCTTGATTAGATCGAGTGAGGCTTGGTTCAACATGTCAGTCTCCTATTTCGAAAACGCATCACTGAGCAGGACTATTTCAAGGCGCTGCACCTGAAGCTGGAGCTCGTTTGTCGTTTTGATATTCCACGAAAGCAGAGCAACAATAACGCTGACGAGCGCTGCGGTGATCACCTTGTTGTCCATCACTTTCTCAATGCCTCTTCAATGCCATCTAATTTCTCAAAGACACGCTTGAAGTTCTCACGCACCTCTTTGAACTCACGGTCGTGTGCAATTCGTGTGGCCTCGACCTGCGCCTTCAGCACCTCGATCTCCGTGTGATGGCTGTTAATCTTCGTGTGGATCATCCATACGAATGCGCCGACTGGCACAACGATGTACTTCAAAAGCAGGTCAAGAGTTTCCATCAGTACGATCCCTCCCACACCCGCAGGGCGGAGAACTCGTTGGACATCATCTTGCGCTTGATGACATCTTTCATGGCCTCTGTATCTTCCCATGATACACCAGCCTCTTTGAGCCAAACGCCGAGCAGGCCAAGGTCTACGTTGCCGACGTGCTTGTAGTCGGATGCAAAGCTGTTCTGCGTGACTTCACGGGCGTGCTTCGCGTCGCTGAGCATGTGGGATGCGTCAAACGTCTTCTTGATGATCAGCTTGTCGTCGTCGAAGCTGACTTTCTCGGAGAGTTTAGTTGAGTGAGCGGCTTTTTGCATTGCGAGACTTCCGTGGCTTTTTAGGGGCTTCAGTTGGCTTGGGAGGCTCTACAACCTCGCGCAAAACGGTGATGCTGTCGGGTCGGAATGTCTTGATCTTGGCGATCTCAGCGTCCGACAGGATAACAGTTTCGCCCTTTTCAATGCGGCCCTTGCTGCACTTGATCTTGATGCGATTGACGATGACTTCTTTCATGGGGAACTCCGCGAGATGAGGTAGAGGGGGCCGTGAAGCCCCCTCTGTCGTCACTATGACGTTGTGTTGTCGAAGATGCCGCCGTTGGCCGCTTCGTTCTTCGCGCAGAGTGTGAGCTCTGTAACAACTTGGCGAGTTGTGTTGTCGCCAGTTTTCGCGAGTGCCACGTTCTTCGTTGGACGAAGAACCGCAACTTCCCACATGTTGTCCTGCATAATAAAGACGTCACGTGAGCGGTTCTCGCGACTTGGCATGAACTCTACACTCCCCCATGGGGTCACATAAACTGCCAAGGACTTGATGACACGCTCGTCGCCAGCTTGAACGGCTGAACGCTGGTTGTTGTTACCAGTAAAGCCGAGAGCTTTGTTCATCTGGAACGCTGAGAGGTAAACCGTGTCTGGCTTGCCGCCTTCTTCCCAGATTGACTGCATAACAGTGTCGAACTTTGTCTGGTCGAACGCTGTGAGAGCAGTTGTCTCGTCTGTACGGGCGTCTGTGCCGTCGCCTGTTGGGTCTGCACCTTCGTTGGCGCCGAACACTGTGTTCGATGTCAGCCATGCAGGCGCACCAGCAAGTTCACGAGCAGTTGAAGAGTTGCCAGCAACGCGAGCGTTGTTGTCGAAGAGCGCTTTTTCGATGTCGAGCTTCTGCTCTTTTGCGATCTTCAGGGTCTGGTATGCAACCTCTTTTGCGCGGCCAGCTTTGTCCAAACCTTCGTCTGTGTCTGGAACGACAACAGCGTTTTTGAAGATTTGTGTGTAGTTGCCGAGACGGGTTGTCGCGCCGCGAGCTTCGCCAGCAGTTGCGTCGCCTTCAATGTGCGCGTTTGCAGCAGAAGCGCGGAGGCTGTCTGTCTGCCACTCGACGAGAGTGTTGCGAGCTGAAGTTTTTGAAGACTTCGAGTAGAAGGGCGTTTCTTCCGGGGAGATGTTGTAGATTACATCTTTCAGGTCTTCCCGGATACCGACGGCATCATAGCTGTCGAATGTGTTTGTTGGCTGTGCCATTTGTGTAGTCCTTTCAAAGACTTAGGAGTTGAGGATCAGACCCAATGCGTCATTGATTGAGCCTGTTTTCTGCAAGCGCGATTGCGCCTTCTTGCGAGTTGCAGCTTGGCCGTCTGGTGTTTTCTTCGCACCAGCTCGCACGACAGGACGGGCCTTCTCGCCCTTCTGCTGTGCATCTTTGCGCTTAGCCACGAGTGCTCGATACTTCCGTGCGTCATTCAACGCTCGGACATAACGTGCATCTGAGACCTGTGCCATCTCCTCGGCTGTGAAGCCGTAATCCATGCCGACTTGCATCAAGTCGCCCTTCAACTTCTCACCCTTTTCGGGATCAGCAATCTCGGGGATGTGCTGCCGCAAAATTTCAGCCTGCTCTTGCAGATACGACTGATGCGCCTGCTGTTGCCGCTGAGCTGTTTGCTGCTGCACTTGCTGCATTTGGTAGAGATTTTGGTCGTATGTAGCCTTTGCCTCGTCGTACTCAAGCTTCATTTCCATATAGGATATGGGATCGCTTTCGAATAGCTCTCGTGACGGTGGGGTTGGGGCTTGCAAACCACCTTCTTGCGCTTGCTGATACAACTGCACCAGTTGCTGTTGCTGCTGTGCTAAAGCGGCATTCGCCTGCTCGATTTGCTTACGCGCCTCGGCAGCCTCTTGAAACCGCTTGTTGATTGCCGCTTGACCCGCAGCAGATTGCTTTAGCTGATCCAGTGTCCACATCTGCTCTTTCCCGTCTACTTTAACGGGGATCAGATTGGTGTCTTCAGCCTCTGCCTCTACTAGGTCTTCGTCGTCAATTTGGTCATCATCGTAGTCTTCGTCGGATGCCTCAACGTCATCGTCGCTCTCGGCTACAGCTTCAAGCTCTTCACCCTGATCGTCATCAGACGGCTCAGTGATTGAGTCTACAGCTTCGCTCAGATTATCACCCTGCGCCTCGGGGGCTTCGGATGTCGATAGCAGGCTCTCGGCCGCTTGTTCTAGGGTAGTCGCTTCCACGGTGCTACTTCCTTTGCTTGCGATCTAAAAATGCCTCTGCCGTCATAGCGGCGTCGAGTTTCATTTCGATCTGGTTTAGCGCACGGATTATTCCATGCGCCTCTTCACGGACGGCAACGTCTGCCGCACCACTGCTTGCGAAGAGCCTCATTTGCTCATCGCGAACATCCTGCACGAATGCCGAAAAGGCGCTGTCGGCTTTTAACCGACGCGCCTCATCTGCCTTTATGCGTATCTCTGTCGTCACTGCTGCATATTCCCTTGTGCTATGCCGCTAACTACGCGCAACTTGTCTTGCTCGGCCTGAACCTTAGCCACATCTACGGCTGCGCCATACTGGCCGTAAATCTTGGCGGCATCGACGAGCAAATCTTGCGCCATCCTATCACGCTTCAGGTCGTCTTCGGAAGCCGCTTTCTGTGCGTCAAGTTGCAATTTTGCCATATCCGTCTGCATTTTTGTCTGCGCCTTCATTTGCTCTGCCTGCAAGAAAGCTGCATTCGGATCAGACGCTTGGCCCTGAGCCGCCTGCGCCTGCTGCTGCATTTGCAACATCTGGGCCTCAATCTCTGGCGTGATCGGCGCGAAGTAGCGGTCTGCGTTGCGGACACCAGACGCCGCAAGCAAGTCTGCCAGCGTGTTGCGGATGTTCGTCAGAGACACGAGACCGTTCATCGGGCCGTAGTTCTGATAGACCATCGTCTGCATTTGAAGCGCTTGGTTCAAGCCCATCATCTTCTCTTCTTCACGACCAGTGCCGAGACCGACATTGATTGAGACGTCCATAGAGCCGTCCCAGATGCGGGGATCGACAGGGATGAATGAGCCGTTGAGGCGCATCATCTGCTCTTCGTCCACGTTCTTGGAGTAGAGGCGCAGCATGATGCCGAACAGATCACGCATACCGTCGGCCAAGTTGCGAACCATAACCTCAACCTGCCCAGCGGCGGCCTGAACCGTCGCCTGCACGGCTGCCTTGGTCGTTGACTGCATGGCGTCTGGGTCGAGACCCATAGAGGCCCGCGTGACGCCTGTTTTAGTTTCTACAAGGCCGTCGAGGTAGCTCAGAGCACCGAGCGTCTGGCCAGCCACGAATGGCACTGTCAGGTCTTGCACTGCGCCTGCCTGACGCATCCGCACGATAGCGCCGATCTCGTTGTTGAGGACGTCATCCATATCAACAGCGCCTTCCACAACAGCGAGGCGTGGGTTGTTGGTCATGGCCACGTTGTCGAGGATGCCACGCAGAATAGATGTGGCGGCGTCTTGGTCGTCAATGACGATCTCAGCCAAGCTGCGGCCATAGAAGGCGTGAGGCTCTGGGTCGATCTCGAACTTTGCGAATGGGATTTCATCGCAGGGCTCGTAGTCCAGCATTTCGTATGCCGTGCCGCCGAGCGTGATCTTGTGAAGAACGGGAATGCCCGTGCCGTCTGCGTCAATCCGCATGTAGGCCTCTGTAACGGTGACATTGCGCATGGCAGGGTCTTGCGTGTCTTCGTCAGAGAAGTCCTCATCGTAGCCGCGACGCTCAAAGACTTCCGCCTCAGTCATCTCTGAGCCGCTGTCAAAGCTGTCCAGCTTCGTCACGTCTTCAGGGTCAAAGCCCATAGCGATCAGGTCGCCAGCACGCATCTCTGTGCGGTGAGCGACGATGTAGGCGTCCTTCAGGTTCCGTGCGTCACGGTTGATAAAGAACTCTTCTGGCGGAACGCTGTCGATCCGCATCTCGCCCTTGTCTTCTTGGCGGCTGATCTTGACGCTGTGGACAGGCATCTCAACTTCCATGCCCATTGGGTCGATGGACATTGAGTATTCGACTGTGTGCTCAAGGACGCTCACAGTGTCGTCGTCCAGAAGGTATGTGTATTCGTCGTCAGACAGGTCTGAGAACGTGTAGATTTTGGCGTGTGGCGCCATCAGCCAATACGCCTTAACGATACCCTGCTTCTTCACGAGAGCGTCGTGGAAGGCGTCGTTGAGCACACGGTAGCCGTTAAGGCGTGTGAACTCGTGGTGCATGAAGGATGTGGCCTGCTCGGCGGCTGCCACGTCCTCTGGGCCTTTTGGCGTGTATTCGACAGGCTTGGCTGTGCTCAGGAAGATGCGCATCAGGCTTGGCTTCACGGCACGTACAGTGTCCCGTACCTTTGTCGCCACAACCTTGCTGCGGCCATCCTCGTGGCCGATGTCAACTTCGCCGTCGTAGTAGCGCTGGGCCTTGATGCGGTCATCGCTGATCTCGCTCTCAATGAAGTCCACGGCGTCGTTCATGGCGTCCTGAACGATGCTCTCGATCTCACGCTCAGACTTCGGCTTGATGCCGCTCTCAGCGAGGTCTTCAGCCTCGTCCATCGGGTCTTCCAGCTCTTCGCCAAGCATGGATGCAATGATGTCGTCTTCTGTCATGTCTTCGGGTTCCATGCGTTTTCCTTTATTGGCCAGCCGTTGCTTGCGTTGCGCCGCGCGTCAATCCGCCGACAGCGGCCTCTTGTAGCAGCTTAAACGCTTCTGGAGCTTTTTGCGCCACCTGATCAGCCATTCCTGTCGAAATAATCTCCTGGAGCAGTCTGGCGCGCTTCTCCATACTCATCTCACGAACGGCACGCAGCCCTGTAGTTGCGGCGGCTTCGACGCCAGCACCCACCAAGGCTCCCAATGGGCCTCCAGTAAAGCCGCCCACAAGTCCGCCAGTGACGAGGCCACCAGTCGGTACAGTTCTACCGCCGCTAGGGGAGAAGCCGAGGTAGCTGATTCCTGCCAATGCTCGCCCAAGAGGCGTGCCTGTTTGTATTTCGGACAGCAGGCGCAACTCACCCTCGCTGAAGCCGCGTCGCTGCTTCGGGTTGCGGAGAATTGTGCCGATCTGAGTTTTAAGCCCAGACTCAAAGCCGCCTGCGTATCCGCCCTCTTTGGCCGTTTCGATAATATTTTGCAACTTTTCCGTGCGTCGCATTCTTGCCCACATGTCTCTGGCCGCTTTGAAGGTCTCCGACACACCGTCTATAGTCCCGCTGGTCAACTGCTCGGGGTTGATGCTGTCAACAAAGTCATCAATTCCCTCAATGATCATTGATGCTGCGCGCTGCTCGCCTTTGTCCGTGACCTTACCCGCAGGCGTTTGTGCTAGCTTTCGGAAGGCGTCCAGGTCGTCCACGCCGACAGATTGCCCGACCTTGCGCTTCATTGCTTCAAGAACCGCTGCCGAAGAAGGCGTCAGTTTAGCGGCGATGTCTTCATCTACGCCGCCTGATACCTTGGCGATTGTCTGAGACACAAAGTTCTCAAAGGCGTCTTTAGAGATAGTTGCGCCGCTTGCGCGAGCCTCCTCATAAAGAGCGTTAGCGGAAGCCTTGAGTTCGTCCACAGACTGACCGCCCCTGGCAATAGCCTTGGCGGCTTTGTCGGACAGGTAGCGCTCAAAGCCTGACCCGACCATATCGGAAGCCTTTTTGAACCCTGCACCAAACATACCACCCAGTGCGGCATTTAAGGCCAGTGACTTCGCTCTGTCCGCTGCGCTACCTTCGCCTGACAAGAAGCCGCTCGCAGCTCCGTAGCCGAGACCTGTCAGGGCTGCCTGCCCCATAGTCTTGACGGGTCCAATGGGCAGCGCCATGCTTGAAACAACCTCTGAGGCAAGCGCCGTCTTCGGAGCTTGCTCTTCAAACTGCCCAAGCCGTGAGCGCTCAAGCTCAAGCTCTTGGCTGTAAATGTCACCCATCGAACGCTCGTCGCCTGTCAGCTTCTTCAGTGCCGACACACCGCCAGCCACGATCTCGTCGCCGCCGCCGAGTGTAAGCCCTTGGAAGCCACTACGGAGAGCGCCCATAGCGCCGCCGCCAACAGACGGTTCTGGCTGCTCAAACTTCAAGCCCTTGCCTACGCTGTTAGCAGACTTGAGCATTTCCAAAGATTGAGCCTTGTCTAGGCCGATCTGCTTTGCAAAGCCGACGATTGGCATGTCGGAGTAGAACTTGTTGTAGACGCCAAAGGCAAGCTGCCCATCGCTCAGGTCTTCGTACTGCGGGAACTTCTCGCGGAGTGATTTGATGCCTTCCATAATCAGTTCCTTAATCCGAGAGGATCGGCCGTTGCACCGCCGCTGGGCGCAGTCGCCGTGGCGCCGCCAGTGAGCGCCGCATAGTCACGCTCCTTCTGAGCAATAAATGCGTCAAGCACCACTTTTTTCTCTGCTGGTGTTTTGTCAGGATCGCCAAGTGTGGCGCGCAATGTGTCGCCCTCTTTTGCTGTAAACGCAGCTCCGAAGGTTTGCTTCAAAAGGGGTAGGATTTGGTTGTCCACAACAGCTATATACTCAGCCCTAGCGACTGCCCCCTCACTCGGCTCTAGGCCGAGTTGCTTGCGCACCTCATTGGAGGCACGTCCAAGCGCCGTATACGTTGCTTGATCCGAAAGAGCGCTGAGCTGGTCAACAGTCACCCGCAGGCTGCCAAGGTTGCGCTCCATCTCACTCAGCTCTGATGCCTTCTCCACGTCCTGCTTGCCTTGAGCAGTACCCGCAGCCACAACCCTTGCCGCCTCTCCGCCAGTCTCAGTCTGCGCTAGGTTTGTGGCAGTTTGCTTTGCACCCGCCTGAAGCCCCGCCCCACGAGTCGCCATAAATTCTTTAAACTCAGGCGTACCTTTCTCAAAACCAGCAGCCTCGGCTTGCATCTCAAGTGCTCTGTATGTAGCAGGCGCACCCCCGCCAGCAAGCATGAATTGCTCATACTCTGGCGTGCCTTTTGTAAGCCCTGCGGCCTCAGCTTGGTACTCTAGCGCTCGAAACGCGGCTGGTGTACCGCCGCCCATCATCGCGGTCGCAGCCTCTTTACCACCAATCAAGCCCTGATTGACCATGTCCGCTAGATCACCACGACCAGCCTTGCGGAGATACTCGGCTGTCTTATTCCGCGCCTTGTTCTCTGTCCGCTGCTTGGCGATGTCATCGGCGATCTCTTCCATGCCCATGATGCCCATGCGGCCAAAGCCCTGCGCAAGAACTGCCGCCGTGTCTTTGAAGCTGTCGCGCTGGTAGAAGCGCTGGCCTGTCTCGCCCTCTGCGCCTTCTTCCATTTTCTGAATGCCGAGAGAGCCAAGTAGCCCCTGTGGCTTTTGTTCTTGCATCATCTGCGGGCCTTTCGTCGATGTTTGTGGGCCTTTGCCCAGTAAGCTCATAGTTTCGGCTGCGATCTTTTTACCTTCGCGAGCGCCAGCAAGCTCAACCTGCCAAGGCTCCCAACTCATCGGCACGTCAAGGCCGAACTTGGTTGCGTTGGCCTTGAGCCACTGGGCCTCTCGGCTATTCGGGTCTCTCAAAAGTCCGCCGCCAGCCGCGCCGAAATCAACAGCAAGACCTTTGTTGTGCATTGATCTCCCTGGGGGCGCTACCCACTTACGAGCAGCGGCAGGTGAGCCATACTTCTTGAGCGCCGCTTCATAAAGCTCAGCCTGCTTTTCTGGCGAGCGGTAGGCGGATGTAATGGAAAGCGCATTGGGGCCGAGGTCGGCCTCTGCCGCTAGGAGCATTTGAGACAAAGCCGTCGAAAAGTCAGGATTTAAGCCCGTAAAGCTGTCGGGGCGTTTTGCACCCCCGACAGCGTATTTGCTCCAATCGAACATCAGGCTGCCTCCGCCGCCAGTCCGCTGTAGTCAACGCGGAGGAAGCCGTCAGCGCCGAGCTTGACGAGATGCGGATGCGTCTCCTGAAGCTCCTGAGCCATGACACCAACCTTCGGCTGTGACGGATCGGCAATGCGCTTGCCGTCTTCATTCCAGTCCCACGAGTAGACGTTGTGGCCGTTCTCTGTGCCGAGCAGCTTGACGTTGGTCTTGAGGCGGCTGTCTGAGAAACTCGCAGCCGCGCTTGCGCCGAGCGACAAGTAGTCGAACAGCCCTGGGTTTTTGCTCTGCGTTGTGGTCTGCGGTACGGGGGCTGCGCCGAGGGCTGCCAATGGCAGAGACAGCGCCTGCTGTGGTGCGCCTGTGAAGCCCGCATACTGCCCGCGAGCCGCGTCGATGAGCGCCTGCTGCATGCCTTGCTGCATGAGACCCTGCTGCATCTGCTGCTGCTGGATCGCTTGACCAGTGCCGAAGGCTTGCTGGCCGAGTTGGCCGAGCTGTGCTGCGCCACCCATCTGCAAGCCCTGCTGAGCCTGAGCCGCGCCGAGAGCTGTGTTGAAGCCCTGCTGCTGCAAGTTGCCGAATGTCTGTGCGCCTTGGCGTGCAAAACCTTCGTTGGTGAGAGCTTCTGCAACGCCGTGGCGTGATCCGCCGAAGGCTCCAGCCTGTGTGGCTTGAGCGCCTGTCGTGTTCACGGCCATCTGACGCTGCCGTTCAAGGTCGCTGAGCGTCTGCCCCGTCACCATGCTGGTGTAAGGGTTCATAAACTGGCCGATATTCGGACCAGCCATCGCTCGCTGCGTGCCCTGCATGGCCTGCTGCAAGCCGCCTGCCGCTGCTTGATTTACGTTGAAGTTACCTTGCGGAGCCAGAGGTGCGTATTGACCCTGCGCGGGTGTTGCTACGGGCTGTGCCGCTGTGCTGCCGCCCTTACCGCCTGTTGATCCAGCCATTACACGGCCTCCTTGTTCATCTTAGGCAAGAACACCTTGCCGATCATACGGCAGATCGGGTGCCCGACCGCCATCAGGGCTTTACCGAATATGTTCGACTTGTATTCGCTTGGGCGCATAACGTGTGCCATCTCGGCTGCCCACGCCGTTGCGACTGGCGACACGATTGCCAGTGCGACCTTGGAGCCGATGCTGTCACCCTTGATGTATTCTGCGACCGAAGTGGCCCACAGGCGGTATCCGTCTCCAAGCATCGGGTCTTCACGGTTCACGCGCAGTCCGAACTCAGCGTCCAAGGCGTACATCTCATCGGACAACCGACCGAGCTCGTGAAGAGCCGTGCAGATGACCTTATCGCCGCCACCGCCGCCGCCTTCTCCACCGTTATCCCCCATGAACCCCTTAGCACCTGCCCCAAAGCCTGTTCCGCCCATTGCAACAGAGGCGTTCGAGATTGCGTTGCCTAGGTCCGTGCCAAACCCTTCGCCACCAGCGTTAGCGCTTGCATTCCCGCCGTAGTCCATGTCTCGCCCGCCGTAGTCTGCAAATGTGGGGGCCGAAACCGCTGGAGCCACTGGAGCCACTGGAGCCGAGGGGGCTGCGCCCGTCATTGGATCAAGGAACTGAGCCATGATCGCGTCGTATTGCCCTGGGCGGCGAGCGGCAAACTCGGCGACAGACTGCTCATACATCGGAGCCGATGAGTAACCCTGCACGCCACCTGCGGATGTTGTCGGCGCTGGCATACCGCCCATAATGTCCTGCTGGGACGTCGGGGCCGCCAAGCCGAAGGCTCCCGCAGTGTCGGCAGTGTTCTGGAACGCCGCCTGCTGCATCGGTGAGAACGCAGCGACGTCAGGGCCGTAGTACGGTGTGTAGCCGATCTTTGAGATGTCGCTTGCGCGTGCCAAGTTCGCCTTGGACGCCGCCTCGATGTATTCGGGGATTTTTACTTCTGAAGTGGTTGAACCACCCTTGCCGCCTGACATCAGCCGAACTCCTTAATGTATGAGGCGTGCTGAGCTTCCCAGCCGTGTGCCTTCAGTGGTTTCTTCCAGCCAAAGCGGCCAGACATTGTAAGTGCGCTGCAACCTTGAGCTTTTGCCCATTCTATCACATCGTCGTGCATATCCAAAATCTGTTCAAGTTCTCCGCCACCCAAGAACACATTGAGGACACTTTTTCTAGGATATACCACAATTTCAGTGATGATACACCCCTTGGGCGTTGGCCAAAGTTGCAAGTAGCCCTTGCCGATCCCCTCAACTATGTCGCTGAACTCGTGCGTGCCGCCTGAATACTCAAGTGCGGCCTCAATCCACGGTCTGCATCTCTCCAGCTCGTTATCCATGAAGCCTCGTAATTGCCATTGTTGACGCAGGTGCGGCGGGCGCGAATGCCGTGGCCGCCGAGGCGTTGAGCGTGCCGCTCGTGCCGTCAACTGCCCACATGGCCTCCAAGTAGTCGCCAGCCGCAAAGTCAAAGATCGCTGTCCGAGACACGACAATAACGGCGCCGTTTTGGTGCAGAGCGTTCTTCATTGTTGAGCCCGCAACGTCAACGCCGTTCACGCGCGGCCAGAACCAGAAGTTGACCGTGCTTGACGATGTAGACGAGATTTGCGCTGAGAAGGAGACCATGTACTGGCCAGCCTCCGCAAATACCAAGCGAGACGCAGGCGTGCCGTTGGTGATGCCACTCTCGACGGACGGCGTGTAGGTCAAGGCGTAGGCAGTGTTGGCCAGCGCAGCCGTCTGGCTCGCAGTCACCGCACCAGAATACTGGCCGTCCTCAAGCACGATCTGCCGCCACTCTCCGTTCTTGGAGACGATGGGGTATTCATTTACCTCATCCCAGAGGATGACGCCATTCTCTGACGCACGGGCGTCGGCACGCTTGAAGGCCAGACGTGATGCCGTGCGTTGCAGATATGTCACAATGTTCTGCGACCATACCTTCAGGTCACCCGTGACTGGGGGAGGCGTGTACCCGCCACTCATCGCTTGCTGCCTGCCGTGGCTTCAAGGCGCATAACGCCGACACGCCAGTCTGCCAGCTTTGCGCCCTCGACGCGCATCCGCACCTGACGCCCAGTGAAGCGCACGGACGTCGGATTGGCCATGGCATACGGCCCGTAGGTGCGCTCGTCGTCATTCGGATGGAAGCGTGTCTTGAATGTCGCCTCAACGTCACCCTGCGTGAGCTCGTCTGGAATGAGCATCGTGGCCGACATGACATTGTCGCCTGCGCCGAGGCTGATTGGGCCGCTCTCGGCGAAGACCTCTGCGCCCTCGTAGTTGAGGCCAGTGTCGTGATTGTATGCGTCGCCGTCAGTCTTGAACCACACGGGGCGGCGGAACACGCCGCGGTCAAAGCCAGCCGTGCGTGAGAGCTGGCCGATAGACCAGTGACCCTCCTTGTAGTTGTAGCTGACGTAGCGGTCGATCTCGTTGGAGCCTTCCGACGGATACCACCACCAGATTTCGTTGTACTGCTGATTGGCCACCGCCCACACCTTCGAGGCTTGCGCCGCGTTCATGTCGTTGAAGACGTGATCGGCAACCTCGCAGGGGATGTCCTGCACGGCCCCGCCTGCGTAGGCGAAGAAGCCACGCTGGCCCATCCAGAAGACGCCCTCGTCAACCGCCGCCGCTGATCTGCGGCTCACGGCCCCACATGAGGAGCCGACGCGAGAGAAGCCGTAGACGAACTGGCCGCCGATGTATGTGACGCTGTGGGCGTCGATGTCGGTGATGACGAGAGACTGCCCGCGCGTACGGATGCCCTGCATGATCTGGCCAGCCGTTTGCAGCTCGATGTCGCCAGCCTCGTTTGTCGCTGCGGGCGTCCACGAGGTGTTGTTCTCGCGGTCGCACCACTGCACGAGGCGGGGGTTGCCGCCAGCGCCGAGCGCGAACAGGAAGCGTTCCTCCGTGACCAGCAGGCCGAGGTTGTTGGTCGGCGCATTGGCAATCGGCGCGGCGTTTGTATTTGTGTCGAGCTGCCACTCAAGCAGGCGTCCGTCTGCCGTGGAGCATGCCACGAGGTATGAGCCCCAGTTATCCAGAGAAAACGTGGTGGCCTCCGAGTAGTTGCCAGCGTCGGCGCGCTCTGTGCCGTAGAAGCCGAGGCCGTAGAAGCCGCCGCTGTAGCCGATGTTCGCCACCGCGTCGAGCGTGCCAGCCGTCAAGTCTGCTGGCGTGATGTCAGTGACGATGTTGCTCTCCGTGGAGACCACGAGCTTGTCGTGGAAGCCAGCGGCAAACCAGCGGTCGGACGTGGTGTCCTGCCACGCGATAGCGGCTCGCGGCGCAGTCGTGCCGAGCGAGACGCGGCTCTCCCACCCACGCACGGGGCGCATGGTGTTCTCAACCCACCGCACGAGGTTGGCGTCACGCCAGCGGTTGCTGCCCTGAAGCTCAGTGCCGTTGCGGTAGACGCCTGCGGGGATTTGGAGTGGAATTAGCGGCATGAGCAGCCCTTCTTTCGTTCAACTTACTGGCTGTATGCCCTGATGTAGAGATCAAAATTTGAAGAAGACACTGTCATGATATTGTTTGAGCTTAGTTGAACGATCCGCAAAGCTGCACCAATCCTCGCAACGACTTGCCCTCCACGGATGACCACCGCCATGCCGCGAGCATTTTCATAATCCGTATAACCACCGACTTGAATTTTGTCGCCGACCTGATAGCCGTTTATAGCTGCCGTACACTGCAAATAGACGTCAGCTCGGGCGGGACTAAAGCTCGGCGTGAAAGTGAACGTGGAGGCTATTGCAATCGTCTGCGCTGTGCTGGTCTCTGTAGACACGGCTGGAGCCAGCGCCTCAATCGCCGCCTTCACCTTCGCAGGCGACACGAGGCTTTCCGTTGTGCCCGTGCCAGCTTCCCAAGTCGCCTCAGACTGCGTCGCAGCCTCATATTTGGTGTCAATCTGCGCCTGAATTGCGGACGTCACGCCGTCGAGGTGATTGATCTCGGCTGTGGTGGCCGTGACACCGTCAAGCACGTTGAGCTCTGTCGCTGTGGCTGTGACGCCATCAAGGATGTTGATCTCTGCCGTTGTGGCCGTGACGCCATCAAGGATGTTGAGCTCTGACGTTGTGGCTGTAACGCCATCGAGGACGTTGAGCTCTGCCACGGAGGCCGTGACGTCTGCACCGCCGATCTTGAGGGCTGTCAGGTTGGGCGATATGGCCGTCGTGCCGTCCAGCAAGTTGTCCAAGCTGTCGAGGTTTGTGTTGAGCTTCGTGCCCCATGTATCGGCGGATGCGCCGACCTCTGGTTTGACGAGACTGTAGGTTGTGGTGGTCGTGTCAGCCATTTCGCTTCCAATCCGTTCGCTGTGTGGCTCAGAGAGCGCTTAATTTAAGGCGCATCTTGCCACGTTTTGCTATTTGAGGCAACTGGAGACCAGATGCCAGAGGCGCTGCCCGCGCCGACCCAAGTTCCGACAGAGCCAGCGGCGGGCGTCCAAGCGGCAGAGGCGTCGCTAGCGTCTGTCCATATCTCAGGCGTCGGCGGCAGCGGCTCCCACTTCTCGATGGCGCTTGCTGCAAACGCCAGAGACGCCGCCAGTGCTGAGGCGCTGGGCTTAACACGGACGCAGTTCGCCGCTGTGGCGGAGGTTGCCGATGTGGTGACGTGTATCTCGTAGACTGCGAGGGCTGTCGCCGATGTCGTGAGCGCTGCGGACGTCGCTGCGGACGTCGGGCGCACCCGCACAGCCAGTGAAGCCACTGAGAGCGACGGAGAGGCCGCACCAGAGCCCAGACGCACTCGCAGGGCGCTGGGCGTCGCGGTGAGCGCCGTTGACGCCGTAGCGTCCGCGCTGCGGAGCCTGATGGCGTCAGCGTCAGTCGTGGCAGCCGTGTTGATTTGGCACGCTGCCGAGATGGCGTCGCCGACAGCATAGCCTTCAAGCCAGTATTCAGGTTCGACGTAATACGGGAGCGCCATCAGTGAGCCTCTATCAGCGGGGTTTGCGTGAGTGTATCACGCTATGGCTTATCTGGCCACGTTACGTTGTCAGGGAAGCCAACCTGTTGCGGCACATCCAAGAGTGCTTGTCGGTATGCAGCTCATGCTGCCTGTGTCTCAGCGTCAAGTGCAATCTCTGATTTCTTCTACTGTAGCCATTAAGTCATCACTCCATCTGCACCACTCTCATAAAGGTCAAAGTCTTCTGAGGCTGCACCTTCAAACAAATATGCCATTTTTTTACTTAATATAACATCACATTCAGGAGAGACGTTATGATGGCTCATCTTTGGCATTTGTCCACAAGTAGCCCCAATGTGGGCAACAGCATCAGGCAAGTCTTCGAAACGATATATAAAGTCTGTGATTACGCCATTGCGCAACAAATACATTGATTGCAAACGCAGAGGCTCTGGCCACAAATGATGTCCGTCACAAAACCTACCTACAAACTCCTCAAAAGTCTTCTCGCCAATACCCCAAGCAGAGCTTGCAGAGTAAAAGTAAGGCGAGTGCTTCAAATACAAGTAATAGCTTTTAATCCAGTCATGCGGGTTGCGTATCAAGCCCAAGCAATCTTGACCGCCGTCACGCTTCACAACATCGACAGGCTCGTGAGTATGAGGTGTATAGTTTTTCGCATAAGGAGAAAATGCCTTTTCAATGGCAATCGTGGCAGTCTTTGGAACCGCCACGAAACTTATGTTTTTGAGGTGAAGTGTCATGCAAGGAAAGAAGGCACTTCTGGCCAGACGATATCGGAGGGGAAGCCAGCCTGATCAGTAATATTAAGCAGCGCCCTGCGATAAGCCGACACCTCGTCCTTTCTTTCTTGTGAAAGATCATCCCATCGAAGCGGGTTTGTTGCGACAGGGTCAACAATCTCAGTCAAAAGCTGACTGCGATAATATCTGGCCTCTGAAGTCTGCTCATATAAAATTTCAGCCTCAGTGGGCGGGACATATGGCAGTGTTTCAGGGTTTGCGGCCATCTCAGCGTGAAGGGCTGCAACATCAAACTCAGAGCCAGCATCGCTTGGATCACAAGTGAACGGTATCCAACCGTGAACAGGGTGTTCAATCTCGCAGTCAATTTTCGTGCTGTTGATGTATCGTGCGCTTTTGTATTTCATGCTATGAAATCCTTACCCAGAGCGAAACCCCACGCTGACCGCCGCCACGGCCTGAAACATATTGAACGGGACCGCCAACATTTCGCCAAGTTCCTGTTAAAGTGACGGTGCTTGATGTTGTGGTGAGAACGGTGAACCTGTCTAGAGCGTATATGTTACGGTAGCGCAAGTTTGATCCCGCAGTAGTGCCACCTTGCGCAACATTTACCCCAGTGCAGGCGACTGTGTAAGTCCCCACTGCGTGCAAGTCTGTAGGCGGAGCTCCGCCACCATCAATCCAGTCATAATCAGTCCCATTCCAAGACAAGACCTGATCAGTTGTGGCTGTGCCTGTGTTGAGGTGCGTATCTACGTCAGCATCAGTGTAGCCAGCAGGTAAACCTGTGAGGGCTGAACCATCACCTACAAAAGCAGTAGCCTTTACAGTGCCAGATACGTCCAGCTTTTCAGTGGGGCTTGTTGTCCCAATCCCGACATTACCGCTGCTGCTGATGCGCATGGCTTCTGCGTTGTTTGAGTTAAATCGCATATTATCATCGTTGTGGTCATAAACTAGTCCACCAACGAAAATGTCATTACTGCGACCAAAGCTAAAGTAACCGAAGCCTGTGTCGCCTGTTTGCCTCGCCCTAATAATTGTGTCGGTGAGACCCCTTACATTTAAACTTGCCGCCCCAGAAGTGTTTTCCACCTCAAGGTTTGCGTCAGGCGAACTCGTGCCAATCCCGACATTACCGCTGCTGTCGATGCGCATCTTTTCGCTGTTGCCGTTAGTCTTAAACACCAATGGATGGTTCGTTTCAACTCGAATCTCTGCGAAAGAATTTGTGTAAGCTGACAGCTTCAAGCCAACATCAGGATTGGCTACTCGCATGGCAGCTATAGAGCCGCTTGCACCTTCTACATCTAAAAGGTTGCTAGGCGAACTCGTGCCAATCCCCAGCCGTTCAGCACTCGCATCCCAGAAGAACTTTGGCGTCGTGCCCGTGTCCTCATAGAAGCTGATGTCGCCATCTGTATCAATGTTCAAACGCTGTACGGAAGCTGTATCACTGTTATCGGGGCGAGTGTAAAAGTTTAATCCTGCACGACTATCAGACGCATCAAACTCTTTTGCTAAAATCTGTGCGGCGGGGTGAGTGTGTGAAGGATTAGTGGCAAAGCCAATGCCAAACTCTTGCTGAGTGCCACTATCAACTGTGCTGGAGATTCTTACGATTTCGCCATCAGTACCCTCCACAGTCAGACCATCAGCCGTGACAGTGCCAGTAACGTCAATACCTGTGCTGGTGGTGGCGAGTTTGAGGGCGTTGTCGTAGTAAAGCTGCACAGGACCATCTTGAAACAACCTGAGCATCTGCTCCGAGGAACCGTTAGATTTAAACTGCATTCCAGCGCCGTCGGTGGTAACAACTAATTCACCAGTGCCTGAGTCCCTAATCCAACTATTCGACCCATCATGGTAAATCTGTAGGTCAGACCCAGCACCGAAGATGGCTTTGTCGTTGTCACCGAAGGTGGCGTTGCCAGTTGTATTAATGCCAGCAAACGTAGGTGTGTCATTGGGTTGCACGGCACTGTCTGACAAAGCCCCCTGAGCAGCCGTGGCGTAATCAGTAGAGGCTGTAGTGGCGGCAGTACCTAGACCAAGATTGTTGCGAGAGTCACTTGCAGATGCAACGTCAGACAAGTTGTTAGCGCCAAACATAGCACCTGACAAAGAGGCATAAGCGGCCACCCAGAGAGAGCCATCATATACCTTCATGATTTCGTCAGTGGTGTTGAAGTACAAAGCACCAGCTACGAGGGCATCACCATCGTTATCCAGTGTGGGATCAGATGTCTTCTGGCCAAGGTAACGATCATCAAACGAGTCCAAAGCAGACAGAGCCGCATCGGCAGAGGCCGAGGCAGAAGACGCAGAAGACGCTGCGCTAGAAGCTGAGGAGGCAGCATTGGTCTCAGATGTAGCTGCATTGCTTGCACTTGTAGAAGCGGCAGATGCAGACGTTGCAGCATTAGTTGCCTGAGTTGTAGCTGTAGACGCAGAAGTAGCTGCATTGCTTTCAGAGGTAGCAGCATTAGTTGCTGATGTCGCAGCAGCAGATTCAGAAGCCGCAGCATTTGTTTCACTAGCCGCAGCGGCAGTCTCAGAAGCGGCTGCATTGGTTTCTGATGCAGCAGCATTTGTCTCTGAAGTAGAAGCTGCACTCGCACTGCTTGATGCGGCTGACGCACTTGCAGCAGAAGCTG